GTGATTGAATTGGTCTAATTGAATTAACAAAGAGAAAAAAATAAAAACAAAGGAGATTAAAAATGATTAAAGTAGACAAAGGATTAGTAAATATACAAGGGGATATAGCAAGCATTACCGCAGAAGGCGTTGTTATGCTGCATGCTATGCATTCTCTTGTAGTTGAAAGGTTCGGAAAAGAATCTGGAGATGCTATATATAAGCAGATGCTTGAAATGGCAGAATCCGAAAATGTTAAAACAAATGAAAATTCAAATGCGGAGGATTAGATATGGAAAAGAGACTTGAAGTACAAGAAGTAAAAAGAAGAGAGCCTGAATGCACTGGCATACATTCAAGCTCTAAGGTTTTACATCAATTAAAAGAATATCATATTCTTTCGGAAAAGTACAGAATTTTGAATAATTTTAAAAACGTGATTATTGGCGTAATCGTTGGCTCTGTAATGTTACTTAATGGTTGGATAGAACTAGAAAGCAAGATAGGACAGCTATTTGTTGCTACTGCAATGGCTATATTAGTTACATTAATGCTACACTGCAACGATGAATTTTTGAGAGGAGAGTAAAAATGAGAAGATACAAAGTAATAATTAAAAAGAGTTGGTTAGATACAGAATTTGTTTTTTCGCTTGCTAGCGAAGCTACAAAATTTATGGCAGAGGTTGTTGAAAACTATCATAAAAAAGATGATAAGGACGACGATATAGAAGTTTTATTAAAGATTGACGAACCGAAGGAAGAAAAGCAGGAGGAAGTTAAAAATGAATCTATTCCAGATTAATGATGAAATCGAAAAGTGTATTGACCAAGATACAGGCGAAATATTAGATATTGAAGCATTGAACAACTTATCAATGGAAAAAGACACAAAAATTGAAAACCTTGCTTGTTGGTACAAAAATCTTGTAGCAGATGCGGAAGCACTAAAAGCAGAGAAAAACGCTTTTGCTGAAAGAGAAAAATCCACAAGAAACAAAGCAGAGCAGATTAAGAGCTATCTTAACTCAGTATTGAATGGCGAAAAATTCGCTACTAATAAATGTTCTTTATCATTCAGAAAATCTGAATCTGTTGAAGTCTTAGATTTTGATGCTTTTCTTTCTGATGAAAAGGCAGAAAATTATTTAAAGTATGCTGAGTCAACTATCAATAAGGCAGAGCTTAAGAAAGCATTAAAACAGGGCGAAACATTTAAGGGCGTTCATTTAAGCACAAATTCCAATATTCAGATTAAGTAAGGAGGGCAAAGATGAAATTCAGAAAATTAAGAGCTGATGAAATCGACTGTCGAATATCTACTATTAATTCTAATGGATTAAGCTTGCTACTCTACAAGGACGCAAGATGCGATATGAACATTCTTGATGAAGAAGTCGGAGCTATGAATTGGCAACGCTCGCATTCAAGAGATAATGCAAACTGTACTGTATCAATTTACGATTCAGAAAATAAGCAATGGGTAAGTAAGGAAGATACAGGAACGGAAAGCTACACCGAAAAAGAAAAGGGACTTGCATCCGACAGCTTTAAGAGAGCTTGCTTCAATTGGGGAATCGGCAGAGAGCTATATACAGCGCCATTTATTTGGATTAGCGCTAATAATTGCAACTTGCAGGACAAGAATGGGAAAAAGACTTGCTATGATAGATTCAAGATTAAAAGAATCGAATACGACGAAAAAGGCTGTATATCTCAGCTAGTAATCATTAATCAATCAACTAATAAGGAAGTTTTTTCTTATGGAGCAGGCACAGCGCCTAAGACGAAAGACTATACCTATGAAGAATGTATGATATTGATTGACAAAAAGAAATTAGAAGAGTTCATTCCTAACTTTCAGAAGATGTATAACGTTGACGACTTGCATAAGCTGAATCAGTCACAACTTAATGACTTTTTTAACAGGCTATGCAAACAGCCAGCAAGGAGCTAACGATGGAATGTACAGGAAAGCTAACCAATATTAGCAGAGATTGGCACAGCAACAAATTAAATGTTACCTTCTCCCTCAACGAAAGCGTTGAGGGAGAAATTGAAAAGATTAAAGACGTTGAAAAGCTTTCAATTAAAGCTGTCAAATACAGAAAGAAAAGAAGCTTAGACGCTAACGCGTATATGTGGGTACTGCTAAGTAAGATAGCCGAAGTAATTCATAGTAACAAGGACGATGTTTATTTAGAGATGCTATCAAGATACGGCGTTTTTACGCATATCATAGTCAAAAAATCGGTAGTTGATAAAGTTAAGAGCGAATGGCGAACAGTACGAGAATTGGGAGAAATCAACGTCAATGGAAGTCAGGGCGTACAGCTACAATGTTACTTTGGTTCATCAACTTATGACAGTAAGGAAATGGCAACATTGATAGATGGAGTAGTCAGAGAAGCAAAAGAGCTGGAAATAGAAACACTTCCGCCTGATGAATTAAACAGAATGAAACGAGAGTGGAACATTGAAATCAATAGTACAAAAAAATAAAGAATGCTTTGTTTGTAAGAGTGACATTAACCTACACGAACATCATATATTTTTCGGAATGGCTAATCGTAAGTTGTCCGAAAAGTACGGCTTGAAAGTATGGCTATGCGGACGGCATCATAATCTATCTAATGAGGGAATACATTTCAATTCTGAGTTAGATAGATATGTAAAAAGGATAGGGCAGCAAGCATTCGAAAAAACGCATACAAGGCAGGAATTTATGCAGATATTTGGAAAAAGCTATCTGTGAGAAAGGAATAAAGATGAACAAGGTCATATTAATGGGGCGATTAACAAGAGATCCAGAGGTTAGATACTCAACGTCAGGAGATAACCAGTTGGCTATCGCAAGATATACGCTAGCAGTAGATAGGCGTTATAAGAGAGATGGAGAACAGACAGCAGATTTTATCAGATGCGTAGCATTTGGTAAAAGCGGTGAATTTGCTGAAAAATATTTCCATCAGGGAACTAAGATAGTTGCCGAAGGTCGTATTCAGACAGGCAGTTATCAGGATAAAGATGGTAAGACAGTTTACACAACAGAAGTAGTTGTTGAAAATCAGGAATTTGCAGAAAGTAAAGCTACGGCAGATAGTAATAACAGTCATCCACAACAAGCACCAGCCGTTGATAGCGATGGCTTTATGAGCATTCCTGACAACGTAGATGATTCTGGATTGCCTTTTAACTTTTAAGGCAGGTGATTAGATGGAGAAGATACTTGAAATAGAGCAATATATCCCCTTTGGTGAAGAGAACGCCATATCAAGAAAAAGATTGGCGCAGATAACAGAATTAAACGACCGAAAGCTAAGGGAAGCAATTTCAAGAGCAAGAAGAGATACAGTAATTCTCAACCTATCCAACGGACAAGGTTATTTTCGACCAATTGAAGGAA